ATGCTGAGGCTGAACGGTATCGTGAACGATTTTACACTCCCTCCGGTGCTTATTTTCCTATGACCAACCCATTAGGGAATCGCGGACCTGAGAATATCCTCACATATATAGGAGATTTTTCAAGATCGTCAGATGATGATAATTTTATAGCTAATGATGCAAATATATCTATCGATGGGAACGCACTCAAGATAGATGCTACAGATGACTTAGGATCTGGGTATATTGGTGTAAAGACTGTACCAGGAGTTACATATAAAGTAACCTATGATATAACTGGGTTATCACTAGGCAATAATGGCAAATTACTTATTGGTCACGCTGGAGATGACGATGCTTTTGCTAATTCTGGCTATATAACTGCAGGATCTCACACCTTATCTTTCACCCCTACACTCACACATTATGCAATTTTGAAATTTTACAGTAGGTATGATACGAAGTTTGCAAAATATGATAATATATCTCTTAAGGAAGCTTAACGATGGCATTTAAAGGCATAAGAACTTATACATCGGAGGAGAGTGGGAATATACTCATGGGGCAAACAGGATTTGCTGTTATTCCTGCAAGTAAAAAATTATCTTTAGTAAATGGCGTTCCAACCATTTCAAATCATGATGGCAGTGTTTCAGGTCCAGCGACTAATTTTAAGGGAAAGGTTAAACAATTCCCTATGATAAGATGCGTTGATGCAGGCAATATTGCAATGCATTCTATAGCAGGAGATCATTTTTCTTCAACAGGTGTAGCTCCTGCAGATGGCGCATTAAATGCGTTAGCGGCTGGATTAGCTGATACTTTTTATGGCGCATTTGATGAAGTTTGGACAGATGCTAATACAGTAGTGCTTGCTTATTTCGGATAATTATGGGAACTGATGCAGACATGAGAGAATTGATTGCTTCAGAAGGCGCTAATATTGACATGAGTATAATGGATTCTAAGATTGTCAAAGGCTTTCAAAGAATCACTGGAGATAAAATTTATAAGATTGTCTCCTTATATGCATATGGATTAATAAAAGCAAAAAGCAGGACTGGCGGTCATGATCTGGTTACAGCCGCAGGCAGTGCAGTGAATAGTCTAGCTAGAGACTATGAATTAGATGAGACGAATACAGTTATTCCTTCTGTAGTAGGGGCAGCAGGTGACGGATCTGAATATTACGAGGGTACTCCTTTACCTGACAATGCAGGAATTGTAGGTGGAACTGGACTAGACCAAGGTAATTATTTCCCTTTAAGTCTTGGTCAATCTATTATAGGTAATTTTAGTGAAGTAAAGGTTCTTGATGGTCCCGTAATGGTTTATGGTGAAGGTTTAAATGCACCTACTTTTCATCTATCTATAGCTGCAGATTTTGCACTTCAAAAAGCAAATCTAGGACTTTCACATACCGCTACTATTAACCATGGGATAATAGCATGGTTTGACTCAACAGATAGTTCTACTATCCAATTTCGTCTAGGTAGTACTGTCGATGTGGCAAAGTGGAAAAATAAGGTAGAGCCAACTCAATACTTCGAACAAACAACACAAGCTAATATGCCTATACTATCTAATAGTGTAGACTTAAGTTCTATTGGAGGTTCAGCTAATACATCCGGTATGGTATTCGGTAGTGGTGGTGCCAGCAGTTGGATGGCGGCTAACTTAAATACCGTGTTTTTAAATACATCAGGTATGCGTCCCCAGCAACCTGGAGAATATTGGACAGTAGCAATAGTAGTAAGTGGGGATGCAGGTTTTAATGGAACTCTCTTAAGTAGGACAACATGGAATAGTGGAGGTTCTTATAAAGAACATCAATATCATTATGAAGTATACAAAACTGCAGGTGGAGAGACCTTCTTTCGTAGAACGATAGGGGAAACTACAGCATCAGGAGCTACTGGAAGTACTGTTAATAGTGCTAATTTGAATGATAGCACAGGAGTGATAATAGCTAGCGCAGGTTATGATACAAGTGCAGGAACTTACGCTGATTGGGTATGGATAAATGATCCTTCAGGAATTGCAGCGACTGGAGGCTCTTATAATTATGGTAATTGGGTTAATTCGGCTGCAACAACTCATTTAGGGGCAAATATAGAGAGCGCAGGAGGACTATCTAATTACCTTAATGGTACTATTCATGAAATAATTATCTTAAAAAACAGAATATCTATTGGAAACTTCAGTGATTATGGTTTAAATTCTACTATGGTAAATGCATTAATGCGATATTTTAATCATAAATGGCTTGGTGGACAATATTACCTTAATATATATTAATAAACAAAAAGGAGTAGTAAAATGGCAATTGGAGATCCAGTAGTCGTAATTAATCCAGGTGGACATTCTTATACAGGGAAGAAGTCTGGTAAAGGAACGACAGCAAAAAATGTGAAAGAAGGTAGATCACAGACAACACTTAAACCACCGCGATTGGATAAAAGTGGCAAAACTCAGTCCTATACAACACCAAAACAACATAAATTCCAACCACCAGTTGGGGACTATGCTGCATCAAGAGGGGTTGATAAGAGTGGAAAACTGAAGGAGCCATCGCGTAAACATAAGGTAGGAGTCACACAAAAGAGTAGCAAATCACGAAGAGCTGGTCGTTCGTAAATACTAAGGAGAGAAATTTATGAAGAAAGATAGTCTATCGAAGGGGGTAGGCGATACTCTGGCGAAAATTATTGACAAAACTACAGGCGTAAAACCCTGTACGAAATGCAATAAGCGTAAAGATTATCTAAATACCCTCTTTCCCTATAAAAGGAGAAAATCATGAAAAAAGGGTACCATACTTGACCGTACTCGGGCAAGCCTCATCCGGTGGGTGAGAAACATAGGAGTAAAAATGGTAAAATCCATGGGGAAGAAACAGGATCAATTGAATATAGATACCCTAAAACGAAGTATAAAGAAGGCCGCTAAAGGACCTCTTACGGAAGATGAATTATTAAAAAAATTCTATGAACATGGCTATATGAATGGTCAAATGCGTGCAAGGAATGAGTTAAAAGAAGCTATTTTAAAACAACGTGAGATGAAAAAATAACTTGCGTTATTATAAAGTAAATGGGATAGAGCACAAAGTTTACGATCCTAATGATCGTGTAAAAAATGGACTCGTTATCATCGATGACTGGCGCTATAGTCGCATTGGCGATTGGGTCAAATCAGACGATGACTGTATCATCCAGGTGCTAAGACGCGGAAATATGCTCAGAAAATACGGACGGAATAAGGTCAGAGAATATGTCGGAACATGTACAGGCACTTTTCCAGTAGGGCCTAATGTGAAGATGGACACTAACCGCAGAGTAAATATTTATACCTTTGGTGGTGATAAAAACTCTGAAGACATTCTCTTGGACCGGACCAAACTTACCCGTTATGAGGTCATATTTGTTACGTTTTTAGCATCTGGCTTGAGTCCACAAGAAGCTTATTTAAAGGCTTATCCTACAAACAATAGAGAGTATGCTGCTGTAAAATCAGCGCAGCTTTTCAAAACAGAGAGAATACTTACCGCTATGAAAGAAGAATTAAAACCTGTAATGGAAAAACTTGAAGTAGATCCTGAGTATGTCATAAAGGGCATAAAAGATTCTGCTGAAGGTTCAGAAAAAGAAGATGTGCGCCTAAGGGCGCTTTTTAAATTAAGTGACATTTTAGATCTTGAAGATAAAAATCAAACTAAAATTACTCAAGTATCTGGAGCATTATTCCAGGGGTTTACAGATGAGGTATTAGAGGAAGCAACACGGGTAGAACCAAAAAAGATTGATGGCTAATATAAATAAACATAACATCTCTGAGGTAGAAGAGCAATTATTAATGGCTAAGAATGATCTTGTAGCATTCGGTAAATTGTTCTTGCCGGATGATTTCATGAGATCTGAAACACCATTCTTTCATTATCAAGTTGCTGATGTAGTTAATGATTTGTCTGTTAGACAGTTAGCTGTTATCCTTCCACGTGGTCATGGAAAGACAGTATTGACGAAAGCAAGTATATTACATGATTTTGTATTTACTAAAGATCCATTGTTTTATGGTTGGGTTGCTGCATCTAGTAAAATTTCTGTTCCTAATTTAGATTACATAAAATATCATTTGGAATATAATGATAAGTTTACTTATTATTTCGGTGATTTAAAGGGTAGAAAATGGACAGAAGACGATATAGAATTAAAAAATGGCTCAAAACTCCTTAGTAAATCTAATTTATCAGGAATACGTGGGGGCGCAAAGCTACATAAACGGTATGATCTTATCGTACTTGACGATTTTGAAGATGAGAATAATACCGTTACACCTGAGTCTAGGGCTAAAATCTCTAATCTTGTTACGGCTGTTGTTTTCCCTGCTCTTGAGCCTCACACTGGGCGCCTTAGGATTAACGGTACTCCCGTGCATTATGATTCTTTCATTAACAATATCCTTGTTAACTATGATCGTGCAGTATCCGATGGCACTGGTGAAGAATTTAGTTGGAAAGTTATAACATATAAAGCGTTACAAAAGGACGGAACTCCTCTATGGCCTAGTTGGTTTGGGCATAAGGAAATGGAGAGAAAGAAAAAGTTTTATTCTGATTCAGGGCAGCCTCAGAAATTCTATCAAGAATATATGATGGAAGTTCAGAGCGCTGAAGATTCAATCTTTACCAGGGATCATATAAAGTATTGGGAAGGGGATTTTATACATGACGACGAAACAGGAATCTCATACGTGCATACAACCGACGGAGATGTCAAGCCGATCAATGTTTTCACGGGTGTTGATCCCGCTACAGATTCTACTCGTAGGGATAGTGACTTCAGCGTTTTACTTACTGTTGGTGTTGATCCTGATAATAATGTATATATCCTTAACTATGTTCGCAAGCGTTCATTGCCTGTTCTCGGGATCCCAGGAGATAATAAAAAGGGAATCGTGGATCACATGTTCGAGCTTAATAACATCTACCATCCTTCCCTTTTTACAGTTGAAGAGACTACAATGTCTCGTCCAATATTTCAAGCGCTTATGGCAGAAATGCGTAGACGCAACGATTTTTCCGTTAAGCACTGCGCTGAAAAGCCAGGCAATAGAATGTCAAAACGTGACAGGATTCAAGAAATTCTTGCTCAAAGGTTTTCAATCGGTTCGGTTCACATTAAGAAAGATATGTATGATCTTCAGCGGGAGATAATAACTTTTGGTCCCAGAATGGGACATGATGATACTATAGATGCATTAGCATATGCTTGTAAGTATGCACATCCTCCACAGGGGATTTTAAAAGATAGAGAGGGTAAGCGCTATAAACATAAACCAAGTCCAAAGAGTTGGGTGACAGCATGAAGATTATTAATTTAAATCATCTGAGGAATAAGAAGGCTGGCAATACTCCTGCTAATGCTAAGGCAGAAGAGCTAAAGACAGGGCATGTTGTAAGAAAATACGCTAAGGATAATAAATAGTGGCGGAACCACAAGAAAAAAATATTGAGTTTTCAGGGTTGCTTTCCGCAGCATTTGGAGGTGCACTTGGAGAAGAAACTGTCCCTGGTTCAATTTTAGATTATATTGAAGGCACTGATTTAACTGAAGCAGATTCAACATATCTTACTGATATAGCCGGATATGTTGGTAGTGATCTTGGAACTGCAAGAGGTGGAAGTCCTTTAAATTTCACTACATTGATGAAAATATTATATGGAGAGGTTACCGGATCACGGCCTGAAGGTCCTTATCATGGACAAAGTATAGAGACTTTTAGTAATCCAGAGAAACCAGAAGAGACAGAATTTTATGAACGAGAAGGATTTAAAGATAGGAATGATTGGTATGGAGTCGCAGATGCCCCTCATTTATTAAAT